AGCGGCTTGGTTCGGTAAAATGACGTCATCACCGTAGACACGGATCAACTTTTGCGCCCAAACGTATTCACGCTTGAAGCCGCACGGCTGAAGTACCGTGAGAATTCGCTCCTGCCAAGTAAGGTCAGGTTCGTCTTTTGTCAGTGACACTATGGTTGCCCATATAGCCACAGCAGTGAAAAACGTGGTCTGTACTGGGAACGTTAGAGCTGATCCCATTCCGTCATACATCGCTAGTTCAACGATGTCATCACCAACTTGACACTCCCAAGAACGCGCGAGCATTATGTAATGCAGCGTATCCCCAGAAAATATCTGAGTGATTAAGTCCACCGATAACCTATCGGAGGCATCCTTTGAATCTATGGTCGATGCGCGTCGGTTAGCATTTTTCGGGTTTGAGCCGCTCAACGCCAGAGCCTGGGAAGGCGTCTGGTCGCTAAAACGAACAAATAGGGAAAGATTATATTCCCTGACCCAATCCGTTTGTGCTAGCCAGTCGAATTTGAGACCCTGTTGCGCAAATTGATCCGCGACAGGCATTTTCGTTATGGTCCGGACGCTGCCTATATCTTTGGCAACTTCCATCTCAACAGCGACCTCCTTTGTTGTAGGGAGATCATCGGTTGGATGTGGACCATCTGGCGAATACTGCAGCAGAAGAGATGTCTGATATGATGGCCGGAAACGCCCATTTTTATCAGGAACAGTCTTAGCACCAGTAGAGGTGCTGCCAGGGCCGTGGGCCCCTATGAACCCCGGATGGAGTTCAAAAAGCCATGCCACAATGTATCTAAGCGCACGTATATCATCTTCATGCGCTTCCACGGGGAAAGGCGCGGTCTGCCTCTCAATCCAAGCTGCTTTAGCTGGACCTTCGAGATCAGGCCGCGTTAGCGGGATTTTTGACAAACAAAGATGCCAACTCAAAAAGAAACGTATGAGTGGCACCTCCGCCTCTGTGACCAACTTTCCTGTTAGATGTATGCATAGACCCCACAAGGGGGATAGACGCAAATCATCCGAGGCATAGAAAACAGTGCCTTCAGGAACTTCAGAAAAGCTCCGCAAGAATACCATGGCTAGATCCTTAAGCTTTTGTAGCGTAGGAATCCAACCATATTCATCGACTAAGGCCTTGTAACAGGCGAGTTGCCGACGAATCAAACGGTACCTCTCTCGAGGTCTTAGAGCTTCTGTCAACGGATTACAATAAAGGAGGGCTGCATGGTGAGTTATTGACCGTATACAATGGTCAGTCTCACTACGTACTGGAACACTTGGGTGTATTGTTTGTGCCCAAGTTTCCGCGTAAGTTACCGGGTCCACCCTTAATGTTTTATTCATGAGTTCTGCTCAAGTCCCTAGATAATAGGGAAATTACCTGCGAGCAGAGCCTCGACTGGGTCGGATGTCGGCGGATTGTCAGAAACGGGTTTGTACAAACACCCGACACATTCCATGATCTTCTCCCATGTGTAGACGCCCGGATAGGTTTGCCCCGTGACGGGGTCCTGGAAGAGCGTCGTCAGCACGGATTCGACTCCATGGAGTGAGACAGTCCCGATCAAAGTGTCAGTGATTGCGGTGGGCGACCAGTTGTAAACGGCCACCTCGCGAGCCAACACGGGAAACAGCACAGCAACGCCATTGGGCGCAGTGCGCTTTGCCTTTTTAACACCAAAGGAAAGCGTTTTAAACCCAAGAATCTGCTGATTCTCCGGCCCAAGCACATCAACACGATGTGCGAAGGACCATTGCGGCAGTTCCTTAGATGGGAAGTAACGCTTCTCAGATTCGGCATTGTCCAACAGGTAGTTGGCACGCAGCCAGGTGACTTCTTTGAAGTCCGCAGCAACGAGCGCGAAGCTATGGGCGTCGGTTATCCAAACGCCGCCATTGTCGAGCGAACTGGCAAGAAATGTGTAGGTAGACACTGTGATCTACTTTCTGCGGGATTCCCGCTAGATTTGGGCATTTATGGTTAGAGCGCGAGTACGATTGCCAAAGGCAATAATACTTCGAGCTTTGGCCCCGAGGCTTCTAACCAGGAGTCTTTCGGGGGGTCTATAAGAAGATCAGTAGAATCTGATCGGATGTAGAACTCATATATCGACCCGCCTACGTCTATTATTTTCACCGATACCGAGTGACCAACCCGGGATCGACGGATTCTATTAGACGAGAAAAAGGTCTGTGCATGTGCGATGAGTTGTCCCACCGGGATGAACATGTCGACTATGAATGTGAATTTTGCCGCTTTCCAAATCATCGCAGGTTCCGGTAGCAAACCGGCCTCCAACGTTGGTGACAGCAATTGGACAAGCATCTCAATCACGTCCTCATTCAACAAATTAACATCAACAGTTGAAATGAGCAAGACGTTGTAAGATACGATGGTTTCCTCCGTAATCTCTCTGATTAACGCCTGCAATGAAGAGGGTTCAGAAGATAATGAATCTTCGTCACCTCTGAACTTCATGCCTCCTTTAGCTCGAAAGAGTGTAAGCGATGGCAGGTGAGAGCGGAGAACGTCAGCTGAGGACTCCAGGGTAGGTTTAATCGCAAAAATATAAGCGAGATAACCACCACAAAGGACCTTCAGCAAGGTCCTCAATCGGGAAAGATATCCGACTGGGGCTGGAAGGGAACCGAGAAAAGCTGCGTCAAGAGACAGGGATTCCACACCCCTAGCTGCACCGAGGATTTCTCCAGGGAGATCAGCAGCTGCAGGCAATACCTCAGTTAGAAATCCGGGGGACTCAATTAACGACTCGAAATTCTTCGAAACGTCGCCTAAAAGAGTGGCATAG